TAGGCCGTCCGTACCCTCTCCGATAGTTCCGTCCCCGGCCCCTCCGTCTGTCACACCCGGGCAAGGACCTCTCGATCCTCGTTATATGTTGAAGGGTCAGTATAGGGAGGAAGACCCGACCGAGCCTGACTATCGATTCAAATTAATCGGTGGAACGAACCCGGCACTCGATGTTTCTGCAATTCAAGTTATAAATCCTGAAGATGTCATTCACGGCGATTTTAACACGTACCTTGAAAGCGTAGGTATGGATCGTAGCGGTAAGTTTAGCGGTGCCGTGATGAAAGAAACTTCGGGCACAAAAGACACTTCTGCCGCTGCTGCAGACTTCGTAGGCACTGTAGAAACAGCCGCCGGAATGATAATGGGGATGTCAAATGTTGTAGGTGGTCCGAGTTTAACTGATCCGACAGGAGTAGGAACCCGTTCAACAGGCAGCGGTATCTTTTCACCGATTGCCACGGCGAATATGTCACGTGAGTTCACAGACATAAATGCTATTGCCAAGTTTAATTCTGATCCTGCGAACAAAGGTGCGACAGGAAATCAGAGGGGCTTTATGCTTAGGCTCGGAGATGAGCGCGGCAGCATTCTTTATCGACTTCCGGGAGAAAATCGATATAAGGGTGACCTCTCTCTTCGAGGTATAGACATCCCGCAAGACGTAGCACGTAACATCGAAAATTACACGCTGGGTGTAGATAAAGGTCAACAACTTCTCAGCGCCATTTCATCTGGGGACACTAATATTGTTGATAAGATATCCGACGATATAGACCTCAGTAATGCCGTGATAAAGGCAGGCAGGGGCGGATACACACTCGACGGTAAGTTTAACTTTGTTACGGGTGTAGGTCGCATGGGTGAACTTTCTGACTTAATCGACGAAAATAACGGACTCGCGGGTACGACATTTAGGGTTACCACGGACGGTGGATATAACGCTATCGAATCACAACGTATTGCAAAGTCATGGCTCAATGGTGCCCGAGACTTCACCTCAGATACCCCAGCGGCTGTGAAAGTTGCACACCTTCAAGCGCACATCCAGATGGCTACGAAGGCTTCGGATGCGATGACACCGGCCAAGAGCACGAAGAAAGCGCCTGCGGTCACCCCCACCACTACGACTACCACTACGACTACCACTACAACAGCGGGTGGCGGCGGAGGTAGTGGATCATCTTCTGATAACGAACCACCTCCCGGATTTACTCCGGCTGATGAGAGTAGTGGAGCGGCGTCGGTGCAAGGGCCATCCTTCGAAGGTGGAAGGACAACTTATTACGACGAGGGTGGGTTCTATTCCGATCCCGGTGGAGGTCTCGCTCAGGGTGGTTTGAACGCATCCCGTCCCGGTTTCGTAGAGGATGAAGATCGTATTGTGTCTGATCAATCTGTTTTGACAGTCAATGAGCTACAGGGAGACGTAGAAGAGTCTGGTTTTATCGACCGACCTCCGTCTCAAGTAACCGACGCAGAGTCTGTAGCTGATGACATCCCTATGCCTGAAGCAGAGGAAGACGGCTTCGTAATCAATCAAGAGGCTGTGAAACTCGCTGGGGAGATGGACCTCATTAAAAAGATTGAAGATGCCGAAAGATACGTCAAGTCGAAAGGCATCGAATTAAACAAGCCGAAGCAGCCCATTCTCGCTTCGAGCGGAGAAATTTACGTTCGTCCCGAAGTCGTAGGAGCTATCGGACTCGACGAACTAGAAAAGATTAACAAGCGCGGCGTTCCTAAGACTAAAAAGAAAATCAAGCGAACTCAACGCGCTTAGTTATTCGTCGGCCACCCGCGTATTCACGCGGCCCTGACATAACCGAAGCGGCCACCCACACGCCAAGTGGCCCCGCAAATGAGGTAAAATAAATGGCAAAAAAAGTGAAAGGCCACAGGGCCAATAAGTCTAATGATTCCTTCGGCACTATCAACAATGATAAACTCTATCGCGGTAAGTATCGTGAAGAGGTCGCTAAGGATGATGACGAAGAGGCGGAAGAGCTAGAAGCTCAAGAGGACACTGACGAAGAGTCGGCCACTCCTCAAGAGGCAACAGAATCTTCCTCTAGTTTTGCTCCTCGTGACGAAGAAACTCCTCACGAAGAAGCCGATACAGAGTACAAGAAACGGTACGATGATCTCAAGCGACACTACGACGGTAAACTGTCAGAGTGGCGTACGGAACGAGAAGAGTTACTCAGCCGATTGAGCGCCCCAACTCCTACAGGAAATCCGGGGGAATCAACGGCAGACTTAGCAAGTTTCCGAGTTCAGTACCCGGATATGTACGATGCTATCGAACAGATTTCTTCCTCGCAATCTGAAGCACGAGTAAGAAGTCTGGAGCAAGAATTAAATGTGATCAAGGAACGCGAACAAAAGCTCGAAAAAGATCGAGCGTATCAAGAGCTTCTTAGATTGCAGCCGGACTTCGACGACTTAAAAGCGAGTGACGAATTTCGTAACTGGCTCAAAGATCAACCTAGCTCCATCTCTGATGGCGTCTACAACAATGCAACGGATGCAAAGTGGGCAGCTAGGGTTATCGATCTTTACAAGGCTGACACTGGCCTAAACAAAAAATCCACTCGATCTCGGAAGAATAAAGACGCA